TGATTTTTCGTAATCAACAAAAGCACCCTGAGCAATTTTAGTTTGTTCAGTCGTAAGTTCTAATGTTTTTGCTTCACGATTTAAGGCATCTAGCTCAGCGGATAACGTAATATCTTTTGAAGCACTGTTAACTCGTTCAATTTCTTCACCTAAACGAGCAAAGGCTTGAGAGGGTTTTTCACCAATAGAATTCAGACCCTCCTTAAGTTTTTCAATCGCTTCAGTAGCTTCAGTAATTTTTGGCCGGTCTCTTTCTAAACGAAACGCATCCGCGATTCCCGCTGAATCAACTTCAGTGACGCCGGTAACAGCGTCTTTCAATTCTAAAGCTTTATTCACGCCTAAAAGCAGCGTGTCCTTTAACATTTTAAACGCATTGTCAATGAAGCCAGTTGCGCGAGTTAATTTATCAATCTCCTGCGCAGTCTTACCCAGTTTTTGCGCGTTAGCTTCCGCCTCTTCGAGTGTCCGGTTTATGCTTCTTCCGACTGTAACAATTGCGGTTAGCGCAATAAATCCCTTAAAACTTGCAACCACAGTTTTTGCCGTGGCGTTCATCTTTGTCAGCGAGTTTTGCACGCTGGCAAAAGCTGCCTTCGTCGCATCAACCGCCCGCAAAATAAATGTCGCTTCAGCCATGTTGTTTAAGTTTTCGGTTTTGGTGTTCGATGTAAGCCAGCCAGCCGGTCAGTTCCTGAGCCGGCATCGCGAGCACCTCGTAGGCAAATTTGTGCAGACGGTCCGCGAGCGCGTAAACGGCGAGGAGGTCTGCCGCCTCCCCACCGTAAATCAGTTTTTTAGGTCGTCCACCTTCGGCGCGTCATCGGCGAGAATGGCGTTGGCGACGCGGCCGACGACGTTGCTGTCCGCCTTGTTCAACAGCGTCGGCTTGTGCTCGATCGTGAAGAGTTTCACGCCGTGCTCGTCGGTCGCTTTCATGATCAGGATGTCAACGAGCAGCTCCATGTCGTTCTCCTTGCTGCGACGATAGAGCCGGTTCTTTTCCGAGAGCGTGACCGGCGTTGCGTGCACGACGAGCTTCCACTCGGGCACGTCGATTTTGCGAGTGCCGAGTGAGGCGAAGTGTTCTCTGACTAGGTCGATTGCGTCCATGTGTGTGTTGTGTGTTTTGCCTGCAAAATTAAGCGGTGAGCGTGCTCAGCGGACCATTGCCCTCGAAGGCGATGGAGCCTTCGATAATGCCGTCGAATGACGCGGAGACGTTAAACTGGGTGACAATTGCGGCGCCCGAATAGTAAACGTCGCCGGTGGTGCCGCCTTCTGGGTAAAGGTTGAGCGTGACCTGCGAGCCGATGGTGATCAGTAGTTGGCCGGCATCGCCTTCGTCCCAGTAAAGGTCACCAGAAACCGAGAACGATTTCATGGATGCGAGCCGGGTGCGGTAGGTGTCGCCGAGGACCGAGTCCTCCACGGTGTCGGAGGTGTGGGTCAGAGCGTAGTTGCGCAGCTCACCGATGGTCGTGCTGGATAATTTGATGAGGCCTTCTCGGCCGAGTTTGGTTGCCATAAGATTAAGTTAGTCGGTTGAAAAGTAGATGCAGTTAAAAGTGTGACGAGCCGATCCGAAGCGCCGGTCCTCATCTGGCTCGATCGTATAATCGACTGCCGTCAAATGCACATCTTGACATACGCCACCCAGCGTCACGTCGGCGAGCACGGCCGCCTCGACTGCTGCGCTCCCGGTGTCGAAAAGGTCATCGATTAAATACGTCCCGCTCTCGGCGACAAAGTAGTCCACAATGAGCTGGAGCTGCCGGTATTGCGTGCGGTTGCTCGGCCCGAGCGTGCGGACCTCGATCTGCTCGCTGACCGCGTAAACGGCTGCGGCCGGAAAGCTGACGCTCGCAATCGTGTTGTTGCGCCCGCGTAGGATGTTCGCGGTCGGAACGACGAGAGCGCCCGTGAGCGCGGTGGCGGTGGCGTTGCGGATGTTTGTGCGGGTGCTCATGCTGCGGTTTTGATTGGCATCGCGCCGCCGACGCGGGTGAAGCCAAGATTCACGGCGCTATTGGCAAGAACTGCGGCGACTTTCTTCGTGGTGGTTGCGATCCGCGAGTTAATCGCGCCGTCAATCATGCGTTGGTAATTTCGAATCTTTACGTTGTGCGCCGTGGCTTTGATGAAAGGCTGCGGACCGAAGCTCGATTGAACCGAGCCAAAAAGCTTGTTGCCGTTCGCCTGTGGCTTGAGCTTGTCGCTGAATTTCTTGTAACGCGCACCTGTCACCTTTGCAGATGAGTTCCATCCGCTGACTGTCCAGCCCACGCGGTCTTCCATCGTTTTTCGCGCACGACGAAAATCTAATCCGAAGGCGAGGACTTGCGGTCTGCCTTTGATTTTGCGCCAAGATGTTTGCTGTTCTTTCTTGTATTGATAAATCGCGTCCTCGCTCTCCAAAAGCCTCATGCCGTAGTAGTATGAAAGATTCGGGTTTCGCAGAAGCGCCCGCAGTTTCTCGACCTTCCGGTTGCGCACGTATCGCGCCATAGATTTGTAAAATCCGCCTTCGGTCGCCTTGGCCTGCAGGTTTTGATACACCAGCGGATCGGCGAGACTACTAAAGTCAGCACGCACCGCGTTGACGCCTTGCGCTTTTTGTTTCGGCGGCGTGAATTTGACGATGGTCTGAATCGCGTATTTCGCCTCCTCCTTGATAACCAGCCCGAGGTCCACTTTCGCCGCGTTCGCGAGCTTTGCTAGTTGGAATTCTAGCCGCGAGAAACTGGCCTCGATCTCGATCATATCGATTTTTGCACTTCGAGTTCACATCCCGCGCCCTCGGCGTCGAGCATGACTCGGTCGATGAAATAGGTAATGCCGGCTCGTGAAAGCGTCTGCGTGACCTGCGGCACGGCGCTCACGCTCGTCGTGAGAAGGAACACGGTGAAGCGCGAATCGTCGCGGCGTTGGTCTTCGAACTCAGCGAACGCGTTGCGCGAGGATGACCAGACGCCCGTGATGCTTGCGCCCTGATACGTAAACGAAATGCCCGCCTGCTCCAAGATCGCGGAGAAGTCAGAGTTTAGCTGAGTCGGGTCGAAGTCTCGGACGGCGGCCATACTATTGCGAGAAACGTCAAACCCGCCCGAAGTGCATCGCGTGCAGCGCCGGCCTGTTCGCTTTGAGCCACGGCTCGGCGTCAGCCATGCACTTGGCGGCGTCGTTGCCGCACGTCTGAGAGCCAACGTGATGCACGTAGGCGCGGGAAACGAAGTGCCGGCGCTTCATGTCCGCGCATTGCACGTCGTCGGAAAACCAGTTGATCGGCGGGAAATCGACCCACGCGTCTCGGTGAATCCATGCGCAAATCGGCGCGATGACCGGCGTCTCAATAATGCTGCGCTCTGACTCGAATCGCAGGAAGTCCAAGCGCCCGGTGCCGCATCGGATGTTCTGTGCGCCTCGCGCGTAGTCGGACCGCGCTGCGACGTAGCCGACGTTATCGCAATGTTCTTTGATCAGTTGCACGTCCGCGAGAAGATCGCGCCACGTCGTTGGCGTGAAGACTATGTCATCGTTGCAGACGACGATCTGGTCGTGCTCCTTGAAAGCGATTTGTGCCGCGTGGTTGTAAGCCTCGCCGAACGTCGCGCCGACGCCGTGGAAATAGTAGGTGCGGACCTCCCGCGGAACGTAGGCCTTCACCGACGCCTTGAGCACGTCGAGGCACCTTGCGTTGGTCGTGCAAACGACGATGGCCGGCTCGGGAATCATGCCTTTTTTGCTCCCAGAATTTGCTCTATGTTCTCGGCGTCAATCAGCGTGCAGCCGCTCGCAAGGATGCGATCGTCCCAGCCGTGCGGCGCCACCATGCCGTCCTCGGCGTTGACCTGTATCACGCCCGGCTCGGCTGCGCTCGGCTCGTCTACGTCGTGCAGGAACTGCTTCGCCATGCCCATCGTCTCGGCGTCGTCGGCGCGCACAAGAAAGCGGTGCTCGATCCGCTCCGGCTGCGCCGCCGTTGAGAGCCACGCGTCGCGGAAGGAAACGGATTTGGTGGAGTTGCCGAGCGTCTTTTGCGTCAGCCGGATCTTCGGCTGGGTGTGCTTGTGGAAAACGAGCTGCATCGCCGCCGCGTCGTCCAGTTGGCCGGCGAGACGAAAAGCACGCGCTGCGAGGTCGTGCCCGGCCCAGCCATACCACTTAACCTCGTGAGTCCACGGCCGGTCCTTCTCGGTAGGCTCGGGAAGGCTCAGCATCCGCGACGCCCAGAAGCTCGCCCGCTTGCCGTCGTTGCGCTCGAAGCTAAGCAGGATGACCGAGGCGATGGCCTCGCGGCACCACGGAAAAACGCCGTGCGCCGACATCGCGAACTGGATCGCCTCGCGCCGTGAAGCGACGAGCCGCGCAAGGTTGAGCTGCACCTCGTAGCGGAAACTGTCGTCCAGGTTCGGGAACGAAAGCGCGATGCGGCCGAACTGCTCGGCCGCCGTCTTGTTGCCGGCGCAGTAGTGCTCTTGGTGGATGTAAAAATATTGGGTGGCGGACTCGGCCACGCTGCGCCCGAGGATCGCGAGGTTGCGCTTGCGGTTGTCCTGCTTGATCGCAATCGGCTGATGATGCCAGACCGGGGTCGCCCAGTCGAAGTGCCGGTCGTTCGGAAGTAGAAGCAGATTCTCGTGCACGTCGTGATGCCAGACGCGCCCGCTTGCAAATGCGCTGCGCCGCACGATGCGTTCGCGGTGCAGTTTCTTCCCGGTCCCGCGCACGTCGTAAGGGCAACGAACCATGAGCACGTCGTCCGATAGCTCGCCGAGCCGGTCCCGCAGCTTCTCGGCGTCCGCAATCACGTCGTCGCAGTCGGCCCAGATCAGCCAGTCGCCGCACGCCTGAGCGAACGCCTGGTTGCGCGCGCGGGCGAAGGAATCGACGTGTTTCCACGCCTGCGCCGTGGCGCCGTTCTTGTATTCGGAGAAGATGAATCCGACCGAGTGCTGCAAGCACCAGTCGCGCACGATCTGCTCGGTCGCGTCCGGTTCCTGCGAGCCTATGGCGCGGACGAGTGAGACCTCGTCAATCACGCCGTCGAAGCTGTCGAGCATCGCGCCGATTTGTGCCGCCTCGTTTCCAGCAATTACGCAGAGGGAAAGTATCATGGTCGTCGTTGTGTGTGCGTCAGGTCTTGCTGATCGCTCGGACCGGTCAAAACAAAAAGCCCCACGCCGTGAAGCGTGAGGCTGTTTTTCCGAACCTAGTTAAGATCAGGAATACTGCGTGGTGATCAGCTGACCGGCATTCGCATTGACCACCTTCTCGGCGGTGTATTGCGAGGCGCGGACGATGTTCGACTTGATCGCCTCTTCGCGGTAGGTCGAGACTCCGATGGCTGGACCATACTCGGACCAGTTCAGCGTGAAGCCTGCTCCGCCGCCGAAGTAGCCGGCTCCGGCCTGCGTAACCGAGCCGACCCAGATAAAGGTGTTGGCCCACGCATTTGCAGCGGAGAAGGCAACGCCCTCGGGTGCTTGGTCGTAGGAAGCGCGACCAATCAGAACCTCGGCGACGCCGAAGACTTCGGCGGCCGCTTGGGTGCTGGCGTTCAGGATCGTGTCAGTCGAAAGACCGGTTCCGCGAAGGCGGTTCTGGAATTTCGTGCTGGCGCGGATGCGGGTCCAGACCGGGTAAGGAATCACGACCTTGGTGTTCGTGGTCGATTCGCCCTTGGAAAGCAAACGGTCGAGAGCTTCTTGAACGTCAGCGCCGACATCGAAGGTCGCCAGATTGGCGGTCGTGTAGGCGGTGCCCGAGTTGG